CCTTAGCAATCACGTTGCACTCACGGTCGATTTGGAACATCAGACCACGGAACTTCTCAGCAGACCAACGACCATCGGAGTCGTTTTCGATATCATAGATACCGCCAAGACCTTGTTGCGCACCAACACCAGAACCACCCATGAATGGACTGTCAGGAGCGGTGAATTTCAGACCAAACTGTTGACATCCGAGTTTAGCATTGTTGTAAATGGTTCGGATGACTTCGCGGTTGATTTCAGCAAGAATCTCAGAGGAGAGAATGTTTGCCAATTCAACCTCAGCGTCAAGACCGTGAACAGCCTTGAGGTCTTGTGCGAGTTCAGAGGTGTATTCAGCCTTCAGCGCACGGGTCTTAGCAACGACAGATTGACGGTCGATGACGAAGCCCATTTCGTTGAATGTGCTGTTTTCAAGAATCGCAGTTGTGACACCGGCATTGGTTACAAAAGTGCTTTGTGCGCCACCAGCGGTGAAACCACCACCGGAAGTACCAGCAGCACCGACATCACCCAGAGGGTCACCAGTTCCGCCGAAGACGGGGAAACCAGCACCAGCAGTTTGTCCAACACCACCAGAAGTTCCAGAGAACTGGGTGGCAGCCTCATTGAAGAGTGCTTCGGGACCACCGAGTGGGTGTCCTTCATCAGTGGATCTGTTAACATACTTGGACTTCATCGCAAAGATCAAGCCTGTGGGACCAGACATAGGCTGGACACCACAGATGTCGTATGCAATCAAGTTAGGCATGGAGCGACGAACGAGCGAGATGAGAACGGGATCGAACGCACCAACGCTGGAGAATGCACCATCGGTATTGATGAAGTCACGACCTTGTGCGCCGTTGGGAACGGGAGCAAGGTTCGCTTCTTCACGAAGTGCCTTCTCTTGGTTTTCAAGCAAGATTGCCGTAACATTTCTACGGTAATCATCTTGAATGGGAGCCATTCCTTCGCAATTCAGAACTGGTCCCCACTTATCTTTCAGATTTTCAACAAGCATTTGTTCCATTAGAATCTCCTTCTTGGTTTATGAAACTTTGTTCTTATCGACCGAATTAATTCTGTTGAGCATATTAGTATATGCGTTCATTGTGGGTGACAATTCAACCGATTCATTTACAGCCTCTTCTTCGGGTGTTGCATACTCCTCAACGAGAGGGGTAGGAACGCTAGTCTGAGTTTCCTTAGACTGTGTGAAGAAGTTTTCTTTAAGTGTGGTAATTTTATCTTGGAATTCCGAGGCGGAGTCGAAGTCAACCTTTTCAGAAAGTTGACGGAAACGTGCCTCTTCGGAAACCGTTAAATCTTGGGAAGCATTTTGATAGATGGATTCACATTGGGCTTTGACCAAACCTTTTGATAAATCAACATTCTTTTCAATAGACTCATTGAGTTTATCTTCAAGGGTTTCAATCTTACTGTTAAGACTTTCAACCAGATCAAGAGACTCCTCTGGCATCGTGACATAGTGAGTTTCAAAGAGTTCTTTCAACCCAACCATGAATGACTCGGTTACAGAGCCACGAATACCAGTGTCGATTGCAACTTCATTTTCCTTCATCCACTCTTCAGTGACGTAGGAAAGATACTCATCAAGTTTGAGTGCAAGATGCTCTTTTTCTACTTCAAGTTTTTCTTGGAACTCAGCGTAAAGTTCATCTCTGATTGCATCAATTTGATTTTCAATAGCAGTTTCAAAAACCGCTTGGGCGGAAACTTTAAAATCGTCAGAAAAATCTTCTGAGGAGAACAACTCTCGGAAAGCCTCAATGGATTCCATAGCAGGTTTCTTCTTCTGTCCGGGTGTTTCCACACCAAGCGATTCTCCTTCAGTTTTAGCCTTTTTAAACTTCTTGGTCTGACCGGGAGTCGCTACTTCACCTTCGTCGTAGTATTCTTCTTCGTCATCGTACATCTCACCCTCAACCTCGGTTTTGCCACCGGGCTTGACAGGTTTTGCGATTTTAGGTGTGACACCATCGGCAGATTTTGAACCCTCTCCATCGGCAGACATTTCAACGTCTGTGTTATCCCCACCAGCGGCGAGTTTGCTCTTCTTCATTTTCAGCATGTCAGCCTCTTGAAGATCCGAGTTTTCGAGAATTTCCTTCGCAGTTTCTAAAGCGTTTTTAAGACTCATTGTTGTCTCCTTAGTCTTTTTTATTTATCTTTCATTATTTTTGAGAGGAAATCCGCGAAAGCATACAACTTTGCTTCCTCAAGATCCGACTTAGACGCACGACGGATATGCTTTTGATGTGCCTCAACGGTCTTCGCAGTAAGAATACCGTTTTCCCACACCCACTCTTTACCTTCCATAATTCCCTGAACAAAAGCATCGGGAGCAGATGGATCGGCTACAATATCAACGGCTGCAAGATTGAAGTCGTCTTGAACCTCATTGATGCCATTTTTTTGTTTCAGTGAACCCATGCCTCTAGAAGAGACACCAATTCTCACACCCTCTTTCACAAGGTCTTTGACAATCTTGCCATAGGGAGTATCAAGAATTTTTGCTTTACCATAGATGTCGTTACCGTCAACACGAAGTTCTTTAATCAAGTGTGAAACTCTTTCAAGATTCAACTGTGGTCCCTCTGGGTGTCCAAGTTCGCCCATCGCACGACCAGTTTTTACATATTCATCATTGTATCGTGAAACCTCATTAATTAAAGTTTTCTTCGGGTACACTCGACCATTGCGGTTCTTTTGTTCCGCTTGCATAAAGATGCCATCAATATGATACTGCTTCTCACCGTTTACTTCTTCGGTGACAAGATTCACATTATCGTTGACTTCTGTAATGAGTAACATTACTCGTCATCTCCCTCGTCATCATCATCGTCATCATCTTCTTCCTCATTCACTTCTTCGTTTTTACCCTTGAAGTTTTTATCGACGTAGGTGAAGAATTCTTTTTTATCTTCTTCAGACTTCAGATCACCGGGAGAAGAAATACCAAACTTTTTCATGGCTTTCTTAAAAAAGGCATCATAGTCAGATTCGGCTTCACTGATGCCTTGCCCAAGTTCCAGTGCAACGACATCTCTACGCTCAATCAAAGCGTCAGAAACTTTGGTATTCATCGTTGTCTCAAGCATTTCTTTGGCATCATTCAGTTTTCTATTAGAGATTGAATTGATAATCGCTTGGCAAACTTCTAAATTATGATTGGTCATAAGAGATCCCTTTTAATCCTTTCTTGAAAATAATGCAGCATGTCAGAGGCAGATTCCTGTGACTTACTAAGTTTATCCTCAAAGTTATCTTTATTCTTTTTATTTAGCCGAGAATGAATTTCTAATAAGTCAGAAACCTCATCGTGGCTCAAAAAACTCACTGTCCAGTCTTCGTGAACTATAGCAATTCCATATTCATCTGAATTCTTAAGGGATTCTATCGTGGGTGGTTGCCCTTCGATTTCCTCGCCTTTTGGTTCGGGTGTCTTGACGCGATCTTCAATATCAATGATATTCTTGATCCCTTTTCGTGCTTGCTTTAGACTGAGAAAGATATCTTTTCTTTTACCATCAACGTAGGCAGACACAGGAGCAGATGCACCCATGCCAACTTTTTTCAGGGTAATTATTTTACCTTTATACTCAAATGTCTTCAAGAAAAACTCTTTTTGGAATTCAGGATCAAGTGTAATTTCATCCTTTTCTGAATCTGCTTTGATTTCGGCAGACTCAGTAGAACCACTTTCCTTTTCCTTTTCTTCATCAAGTCGTGCTTTAGCCTTCTCACAAATCATGGAAGTAATATATGACTTGGTGATATTTTCGTCACCATTTTCAATCAGATCAAATATGAGTTTTGAATTTGTCATTAGAACCCCTCTGATGAACGATCAGGTAATAATCCCTTTTCTCTTTCTTTAGAAATTTGCTTATCCATAGTAATTATATCAACTTCACTTTGTCTAAGAATGTTTCTACGAACCCAGTCCCGTGAGTAATAATCACCAATGTGGTCATTGATTTCTCTCAAAACATCGAGCCGTTCTTTAAGAATTTCATACTCCTTGCTTTCTGTGAAGTATGAGTCTGAAACATACTCAAATCTCAAGTCCTGTTGAATGTCATACCATTCAGTCTCTTTGATAATTCCCTTAAGAATACATTGTGCGCGAAGAGCGTTAAGAAAAAGTAGATTGAATTTATTTCTCAGTCTACTAATAAACTTCTGGAAATTTAGTTCGTCACGGCTAATTTCCGAGGCACGCCCCATGTTAAACCCAGTATCAGACTCTAGACGAGATAATGGAATGTTTAGTGATTTGTATAACTTTTTCTCAAAATATAAGACATCTTCCATTTCACCCAAGTTTTCACCACCCGGCAAGGAGGAAACTTCTGTGCCTTTACCACCTTCACGACGGGGGAACCAGTAGTCCTCAAGCATGTTCATATATTTACGATCATCTCTTAATTCACCAGTATTTGCATCGTAAACAAGTTTGTTACGATATCGATTCATCAAACCTTGAACATACTGCTCGGCTTTGTTTTTGGGGAGTGAACCGACATCAACATAGAAAATCCTTCTTTCAGGCGCACGAGATAGTCGATAGATTACGGTGGCATCCTCGACCATTCTCAATTGATTTAGAGGTTTAATTGCTTTTTGTAAATATGAAATGGCTCTTGTTCTTGACGGATCAAACAGCCCAGAAGGAAAATAGTTGATAGCCTCTGGTGCAATTTCAATCGCTGTGGAATCCGTTGGTTTTTCTCTGAAAATATAAACCTCTTTGACCCCCTTAACTTTTTTAGCACCTGTCGCTTTATCAATTTCCTTTTCAACCTTTGCAATTTTTTTAATTTTAGCGGCATCAATTGGACGCATTTCAATGATACCCTTTTTGGTGTTGGTTTTATCAACAATCATATGATAATAACCTTTACCGTCGATGTACCATCTTCTAAAAATTTCAAACCCCTTGTTGTTAAAGTCAAGGAGTTTCAGGATGGTAGCGAACTCCTTTTCAATTTTTCTACGAACTGTATCTGGGGTAGTTTTATTATTAATATTTACTGAGACTGGATATCTTTCAGTCTCGCTGTTCACAATCGCCTCATTACAAACGTCTTCAACGGCTTGCTCCACTTCTGGGTGCATAGCCATTTCTCTATATTTTGCAATGAATTGTGATTCGGTGCGAAGACCACCATCTAGGTCGATACCTACACCAAAATACCCACCAGCATCAACTGGAAGAGCATCGTCAAGATCAGGGGTAACGAAAGATGATGCCTTTTTCTCAATTGGCTGTTGAGTTGCTAACGCTTCTTTTTTCGCTCTCCCTATTGAAATACCAAATAATTCAACAGGCATAATGATTTATCCTTTATTACTCTGTAGCAGGAGTCAAGGCTCCGGGGACACCAGTGGAAGTATTACCACCAGTAGACACACCAGTTGTTAAGAAGTAAGAATACGCAAGTGTTACCGAAAACTGTGATAATTCTTCATCGGCGGCGTTCAAATCAACAGAACTGATACTTGATGGGTAGCAATACTTAAACTGATAGGACTTGATTGCCTTACCGCTTCGATCTAATTGATCAACATACCAATCAGTAAAGAAAGCAGATGAAAGATTGGTTACAGCATCTTGCACTTGTTCCACGTTGTCTCTAGTCCCGTTGATAGAGTCTAGCCACTGTTCAAATTTACTTCTAAGAACCATACCTCTGTCTGAAAGAATTGTAATCGACCAATCTTCAAAAGTTCTTGAGGTAGGAATTTTAATATTTCTTCCACGGAAAGGGGCAACAGTTTGACCAATCGTTGAAGCAGGTAACTGAGCAGCAGTGCATAAGAATGAAACTGCGTTGTCAGCACCTTGATTACCAATAAAACCATTCACTCTAAAGAGGGCGTTTCTTACGCCACCACCTACTGCGTCCTTGAATGAGTCAATGTTCATTTATTATCTCCTAGAGTTATGTATATCAAACTGCTCCAGCGATTTCGTCAAAGTTTACACCTGTACGAGTCGCAATGAAGTTAAGTGTAATGAAGTTGATTGAACGGTTAGGCTTGATAAAGATATCAGCGACAAATTCATTTCTGTCAATGATCTCTGCGGTATTGTTACTTTCGTCACAAACAACCTTGAAATCAATCAAACCACGGCGGCTTTGAACATCAAGCAAGAATGGCTCGATAAGGTTCTTGAACTGCGCTCTGGTAAATGAATCGTTGAATTCAAAGAGGCTGAACTTAGCCGCTGTTGCGATTGCTTTCTCAAGGACAATAAACAATCTTCGGACATTAATTCTATCAAACGCACTTGGCTTCGAGAGCAAAGTCTTATCGCCAAACAGAAGTGTGCCTTGTCCGGGGAAAGAAACAACAGGGTTGATTCCATTGATATAGAGATCATCTCGTTGTGCTTGCTTGGGATTCAGTGCAAGTTTAACAATATCTCGCACCTGTCCTCGATTAAATCCAGCAGGTGAGAACCAAGTTTCAGTTTT